TTAATTCTTCGCCACCAAATACTGATATCGATTCAGTTTCTGGATAAATTTTTGCTGGTATAAGAACTTCATAATCACTGGAAGTTAAAGCCCTGTCTTGTGTTGCATACATTCTAGGTGCAAAGTTTTTAATTGAATTTACAGACTCAATTACTTCTCCACCAGATGCTGGTAATTCTGCAGATATTAAAGATATTCCACTTGTAATTGTATATTCAGTGCTATTTCTAGTATAAGTTAATTTTCCAGAAAAAGTAAATTGATTTACACCATTTGCAGAATCTCCATTAGATACAATATAATTTGTATTAATATAATTTCCCTCTCGTAGACTTTTACCAAAAATACCATCTCCAAAAATTATTTGATATCTTTCATCAGAAATTTCTTGTAGATAATATACCTTTGATTCAGAATCAATGTCAAAAAGATTATCTGCAAAACTATATTTTGGTCCTATATTTGATGTTTTAGTATTCCTCACTCTTACTGAAATTAAATTAGTATCAATACCAGAATTTGGAAGAATAAATTTTTGATTTGGGTCAAATGAAGAATATGTATAATTTTTCTCTAGTAACACACCTTCATAAATTTCAATATTATTAAAACTTGCAATCCCATCAGCAACTGGAACTGAAATATCTTCTAAAATTGAAAAAACAAATGATTGATTACCAAAAACTGCAGTTGATGATGCAACTGTTCCTTTTTTAAGAGTGATTGATGCTGGTGTTGGTAATATATTTGATGCATCAACAAAAAAACTTACAATGGATTTTGCTGCTTTTCTTGATCTAGGGAGATATCCAATATTTCTTGCTAAAGCAACTACATTTTCTCTAAGAGTTGCAGTATCAATGAACACCTCATTTGCAACCATGTTTGCATTATATGAGGTTATATACGTGTTATACGCCAAAACATCAATAATCGATGAAAGGTTAGATCCTTCAAAATCATAATCGGTAAAATTGGAGTTAGATCTCAAATATTCTACAAGAGAAGTTTTAATTTGAGAAAAATCCAGATTGGAAAAATTTACTAGTGACATCTTACCTAGTTGGTTGCAAAACGAATTCTAATTGTTGTGGGGATACATCTACCCCTATAATATTATATGTAATTACTACATCAAATGAATTATTATCAAAATCAGGATCTACTTTTATTTTTTGTAAAGAAACCCTTGGCTCATTATTTTGGATAGAAAATTGAATTTCACTCCTAATCGAATCGGCAGAAAGATCATCGATATTTTCAAATAATGATCTAGATATCTTTGATCCAAATTTTTCATCAAAGAACTTTTCCCCAGGAAGAGTAAATACAATATTTCGTATAGAACGAGCAATTGCATTTTCGTTTTTTAGTGCAATTATGTCATTTGTTAAGGGGTTGACCTTAAATGACATACTTACATCTTTAAAACCTTGACTTATCCTCTCTAAAGGCACCTTAGTATGGCAATTATGTATTATTTATCAATGATTAAGATCAAAATTCATTAAGAGTTGTTGGTTCAGTATGAGAGATCACTTCATCAATGTCAAATAACTCACTTTCTTCCAAAGAATCACGTTTTTTGGGAGTTTTATCGTCATTTGCAATCTCACGAAGCATCTTTTGATGCTGATCATTGGCTAAATTGTCTAAAAAATCGGTCATTTTTTTAAAAATCCGGTATTTGGGGTAAATTTTCTATATTTTTACGCTCTTTGGCAGTTTTCCAAAAATAATTCTCATCATTACCAAGTCCATCACGATCATGACCATTCTCAACTTGATAATATACAGTCGAAACCTTAAAATCTGGAATCTTTGGTTCCTCAGGTGTTAAAGAATTATCATAAATCCTTGTTCTATTGTTAGGATACAATGCAAACTGCCCATTATCTAGTTCAATAAGATTGTGTGACTTGTGTTCTGATGGATTCTCACTTGTTGCATAATCAACTGCATCAGGATCTTGATGATAGTTATCAATTGTACAAATATAAGTCCCAGTCTGTGGCCCATAATCTCTTGTATAGCATTCATAGTGCATACTTCCAATAAATTGCTTCTGCACTACTGTAACGCCATAATCCATGCAATTCCAGAACTGTAGGTTATGTAGTGGCATATCAGGTTTAGGTGCCTCTGGAGACGCTACAAACGCGCTTATAGGCAACTTATCATACATTGCTGCATACTCTGGTAGATACGTCTCAAAATAAAAAGCACGCCCAGGTATCGACTTAACCGATACCCAGACGCCTTTTACATACTCTCCATGTCCACTTTGATGATCCGTTAGATATTCCTTACGAACCCATACCTCATATGAAGGTAAATTTGCAATCAAACATGCCATAAAAACATATATCAACTGCTACTATCTATTAACGACCTTGACCTCTATACTTCTTTTTTTTACCATTGCGAGAGGTTGCCGATACTAATGTATTGACCGAGTTACCTTGCCGAGTTTTCTTCGGCTTTGATGGAATGTAATTCCCGTCGTTCATTGCTGCCATAATAATCTCCTATTAAATAACGCGAGTTTTTTCGTGCCCAACACGAATCCTTGGATCACACCAAATCTCATAGTCCTTTGCAATTGCATCTAAACAGAATGAGACATCCTCACCACACATGTCTTGGACTGCTCCACTCTCAAAAACTTGCATCTTTGGTGCAAACCATGGATACTCTAAATTCTCAAAGACTCCATTCTGAATTATTACCCACCCAAATCCTGTGTAGTCACATGTAAATGGACTCCTACGTTTCTGAATGGAATCTACAGTCTCGTGATTCATTACTCCACCATTCTTGCGGAAATCATCCTCTTCTAACCAGTGCGCGACAGATGTTGTGTGACCATCCTCTGTTGCATACCACCCTGCAACAATTTGCTTCTCCTCTCCTTCTTCGTTTAATGCTAAATCACATAACTGCCAAAACTTATTTGTGTCAAATACAATATCACTATCAATCCATAACTGATAGTCATACTCTAATTTGCCATCCCAGGGTTTCTGATTTGGTCCCCTTAATACATTTGCTCCAAGTACCTTGCATCGTGCAAAGTTTACCATTGAGCTGTAATCTTGACTGATCTGAATACTCATACCATTCTGTACCATATCAAAGCACAGTTGTACAAAGTTCTTCAGAAAGACAAATGAACATCCCCTTCCAGGGAGGCAAAATACAATCTTCTTGCCGTGCATCCTTTGCTTAATTGCATCGATGTCCCAGTCTTCTTTCTTCTTTACTTTTGGCGCATTTGCCTTTACAGTGAATCCTTTTGCCATAATGGAAATTTACTTTCAGTTCAATTCTATCGTAGTATGTAGTCTTTGTCAATATGATGCGTCTGATAAATTATATCCGGTTTTCCTTACCTCCTCATACGATAAATCCTCAACTACATAATCGGTCTTCATTAAACCAACCATACAATTGAGGGCCTCCCATGTATCCTTAAATTGTTCCTTACTTAAACTATGATATAAACACTCTTCTTTTGCATATATGTGATAAACCTTTTCCATAGATTTTTTTCTGCGGGAATTTTTTTTTTTATCTTTATATATCGATCGCGAATTGTCACCTCTGTAGGTTAGGGTAGTTAAGCGTTTTTATCACGCCGCCCGCGCCCATAACAACGCCCCCCCATAAACACTGTCATTTCACTGATACTCTCCTCCATCATATCACGAAGGGAGACTGATGTCAACCCCCGTGTTATAAAGTATCAAATAGGACTGCTAATCTACCACCGGACAGGATTACTCAGGTCCTCTACGTAGCTATCAATCACCTGCTCATTTCCCTCCAGTTCAAAGAGATCTTCCCAGTTAATCTGATGCGGGTCAAAGTCTTCCATCACCTCTAAATCTAGGGTGATTCTGTAACGTTGCTTCTGGACCTGACTGATAGCGACTGACATGATTGGTGTCCGGTGGTGATGACTTAACAAGTATAGTATGCCTGAGAGATATTGTCAATCTTCCATGGGTTATTTATAAAAATCTCTTATATTTTGTGTTCTGAATCCCTGTCAAGACTTATGGCGGCGGTCTTGACATTTCTGCGAGTTGGTGATAGACTGCTCGCTAAGATCACAAGACTATGAGACATTTAAATCATCACTAATTAACACATAAGAACATACTTATCCACAGAAATACACCTTTCTCCACAGATAAATGATACCTTTTCCACAGACATGTGAATAACAGTATAAAATAGCAAAACATATTTATAATACCATTTAAAAACGTTTTTCAATCAATTAGTGTAGCAGTTGATACAAAAAGAGAGGAATTACCCTCTCTATGTGATATTCAGTTGTGTGTCTTATCTAATCAATAGAGTGCCTCAATTGCTTCTAGGATGAGAAGAATATCATTACCATTCTCTGCTGAATCAAGTGCATCAAAGAGTTGAACTTTAGACATGAAAAAGTGTTAGTTAGTGTGTGTTTGTTCTGGGTCTTATGCTTAATACTGTGCAGCCCAGATTATGAACTAAGTGTTAGGCAAAGAAAGAAATATTCTTTGCTTCAGTATTATTCCAATAACGATTCTTGCTTCCTACATGACCTTTATATTTTGAATTAGCACCGGCATGAACATAAGCAGGAAGACCAATTGTTTCCCCCTCTGCAACCCATAGAGTGCGATGAGTTGTGATGGAAGATGCAATGCGATACATGAAATTAAAAGAGAAGTAATAAGAAAAGAATGGAATAAAAGCGGGAATAGATTGAAGCCCATTCCCCTTTACTTTTAATCATGCGAAGGTATAACCATTAGTAAATGTATCGTTCTTGAATACATTCTTACCATTGATTGCACCTACGAATAGTCTTACATACCACTGAAAGTCTTTTTGGAAAACTCCTTCCCCAGTGACACAAAACTCAGAGCAAAGTGCATTGAGTCTAGACTTAGTTGTATTAGACTGATAACCACCATCAAAGATTTGCATATCATCATCTGTAACAATTGCAATCAAATTGTTATGAAGATAGACTTCTGAAGTGTTACGAATAGGTGAATAAATTACACGAGTATTTGCATTTGACCAGTCCTGATTGTTGTGAATAGCAGCACACATTTGGGATTCGATCTTACGCATGAGTTGTGAGTTGTGAAAGGTTTGGTTGGGTGGGGTTGTCTTCCCTTGACTCTCTTAATATACACGATTTTGAGAGTCTGTGGGGTGGTTGTGTGCCAGTTTGTAGAGTGGTTTTTTTAGTGGCGCTCGCGCTACTCGTATTAGATTATACTTTCGATTGATTCTTTTCTCTCTTCTAATATTTCAATCATATTACTATCTAACATTTCAATCATCAGATTAGCTCCAAGAAGAATAAACACAGAAATAAGAACAATTCTCATTTAATCAGTACCTCCAAACATTTGATCAAATAATGCTTTTCCTTCCAATTTGATTTTTTCCTCACCA